TTCGAGGGATTATGCCGAGTTGCGTGGGCTGAACTCCGAACATGGCAGAGACGCGCTTGATGATGAACTCGTCGTAGGTGTCCTTGTAGCGTTCGTCAATCGTTGGGGCGAACACTGGGTCAAAGGACTTAGGCAACATCTTGATTCGGTGGCGCTCGGCGGTCTGGCCTGTCAAGGTGTCGTTCAGTACGCGTTCGAGTGAAGCCAGTTTCAGGTGATCCAACTCGTCAGAGTCGGTCTTCATAAACGTGGTTGGCATCGTGCCTTCGGTGTATTCGGCCCTGAGCCACTGCTGGCGTTCTAAGTAAAGCGTGGCCATTGGTATCGACATCTCGACAGAGGAATAACCGTAGGGCGACCAGGTGCGGCGGTTCTTGACGAAGTAGGCCAGTTGGTCTCTGATGTATTCACCGTCTGGGCCTTGGCCTGTGAAGAAGTCGCCATCGCTGTCCTTGCTGGCCTGGTACTCGCCACGAGGGAATCCCCACAGGACTTGTTGGAAGGCTGGTGAGGGCGCGTGGGGTATGTCACCACGATTGTCGAGCAGGGGCTTGATCGTGGCACCGTCGATGATGTCAAAGCCGATGACTTCACGGCCAAGGTTGTAGCGAGGATAGATCGGCATGGCGTCGTAGACAAAGTGATTCCACAGGGCCTCGGTCAACCATTCGGCGAAGCCTCGGTCAGGGTGAACGTAAGGCGCTTCCCAGAACTGCTTGAGTTTGGCGATCTCGTCACTGTATTGGTCACGCGCTATCTGGTTGGCCTTGGCGTGACCACAGTTGCGTTCTTGCATGATCTCTGAGATGGCCTGATCACTAACCGTGATCTCCCATTCGAGCCCAATCATCTCGGCGGTACGGACTTCAATGCAACGATGAACAATGTCGCACTGCTCGGCCAGTCCCTTCAGGATCGCCCAGGGCGTGACTTGTTGAGTCAGGTTGAGGTTCCATGCAACTTCGTATTCGTACTTTCTCGGGAGCGCACGGCCAGAGTCGTCAAAGACTGGGTCAAGCGGTGCTGGCAGGTAGGGCATCGCTGGCCCCAACTGAGATCCGAAAGAGTCGGCAGGTCGAGGAAGTGGCATCGCTGGCGTGCCTGGGGTCTGAAGTAATCCCTGGCCGCCTCCGCCTGCGTAGCCCGATGGCATACCTGGCATTGACGGCACCACTGCACCACCAGCGGCGGCGTAAGGATTGTTGATGGCCTTGGAGACCTCTTCAGCGATCAGTTTCGCCAGGTCTGCGTCAGAGGTTTTTGGCTTGCGATTCCAGATTGCCACTGAGGACTACTTCGTGATCTTGGCGACGGCTAGAGCGGTCTGGGCTTGGCGTCGAGTGGCGAAGTGAACTACTTGAGAAGCAGCTGCGGCGATGACCGATGCCGAACCGATGGCGGCCTGGACTGCGGCTGGCTCCTTGAAGCCTGGGTGGAAGATCACAATGATGGCGACAACGGCAGCTGCGGCGCTCGTTAGGTTGGCGACCCAAGTGTTCGGGTGCTTGACGATGGCCTGAGCATCGGCGACAACACGTTTCGCGCTGGCTATGGAGTCGATTGCTTTTTGTGCGTCGGCTGAGATTGTGGCTTGTACGTCGCTCATGTGGCCTTCCTTTGCGTGTTGCAGTTTCTGCAAGACGCCTCTGATGGGTTCATAGGGTGTGAACATACGGTACACGCTGGTGCTATTTCTGCGAACCACCTGTCCGCCGAAGATCCGCGTGCTAAGTCGAGTTCGACAATGCCGTGCACCAACGCGTCGAGTCGGTCAGGTGAGACGCCACTGTCCGGCAACCACCCAGTCATCTGATCTTCGAGCGTGGGGAAGGTGCCGACGTGATGAATCCGGCCTTGCTCGTAGAGTGCCGATACCGGCTCGGCGCGTAATCGCTTCCCGACTTTGGCGTGAATCTTCCTGAAGGGTATGTGAGGATCGACGGCGCGCAAGGTTGTCTCAATCAGGTCTCCGCCTTGGTTGGCTTCTGCCACAATGGGGCCGATCTCGCCCCAGTCACGCCAGGCCTGGACTGCTCGGTGCGCCCATTGAAGCGGCGACTCTCGACAACTGCGGTCAGACAAGACATAGCCGTGACCGTCAGATCCTTTCCCAACGACCACAATGCCGGTCTCGTCGCTGTTCTCGCCAGTTGTGACGGCAGGGTCAATCGCCACCACGATTCTGACTAACTCAATCTGTGCTCTCGTCTTGCCACCGATGAGTTCCAAACCTGACAGGCCGTTGTCAACTTGGTCGTCTGGCACGGCCTCGGCCTTCAAGAGATCCGGCGAGACTCGATGTTGGTCAAGCAGCTCGGCTGTCCAGAGTGCGCCTTCGACCTCCCAGATCATCTCGCCCATGAGTTCTTGTCGACCCAACCTGGTGCCTTCGTAGCGGTTCAGAATACTGTTGGCCATCGTCGGGGCAAGGTTTGAGAGGTTGTCGTAGGTGGTTCCCCTGGTGATCACCGTTGTCGGTTGCTCCATGATGCGCTTCAAGAGTTGCGTGGGTCTCGGCGTGGTCGCGATGGCGACTTGTGGCCGTTCTCCCAATCGCAGACCGAACTGAGCCTGATCCCAGGTGTCTTCGTATTGCCAGGCCGCCAATTCGTCGCACCAGATGAACTCATGCTGTGGCCCTCTGAGCCTGTCGGGTTCCTCGGCGCTGAAGAGTTTGATCCGGCTCTTGTTCGTCAGAACGATCTCACCGATGGAGCGGTTGTAGTTCTCCAACATTTGATACCGGCGCAGTACGTTCAGGATTCCCGACTCACCTTCAGCGCAGGTGTCTCTGGCGTCGGCGTAGGTTCGAGCGATGACGGCGCATCGAGTGTTGGGCTGAAAGACGGCTTTGGCCGCAAGCCATTCGGCGCAGCTCCTGGTCTTGCCTGCTCCTCGACCTGCCAAGTAGAGCCAGGTTGTCCAGTCTCCTTCGGGTTCTAACTGCTCACGTCTGGCTGAGGCTTTGACCCAATCGAGACGCTCTGCGGCTATCAGGTCAAGTGGCGCGACGCTTGGCATCTAAGGCTTCCTCCAAGGCTTCGAGGATTCGACGCTCTCGGTCTGGGTCTACCTGATGAATCAGAATCTCTTCTTGGATCTTGGTGGGTGCGTTCAGTCCGAGTAGTCGAGCGCGAGCGGCCTGTGCCTTCAGTATCTTGTCAACGGCCTCCATGCGTGCGCCCTCGTCGACAACTACGTTGCCTTGATCGTCTTTGACAATACGACCCGATGCCGAGATTTTGGGTGGTGGGTTTTGTATGACTGATTGAAGGTATCGCTCAGCATTGTCGATCTTCTCTAGTTCGATCTTCCTGACCTCTGCGGCTCCCTCGGTTGGGATCTCTGCAACGGCCCTGCCAACCATGCGATGTGCGGTGCTGACATCAACCTCAAAGCGGTCAGCAATCATTTGATAGGTGTAGCCCAGTGAACGTAAGTCGGCGGCTCGTCGGTCTGTCGCTATCTGGTCGGGAGTTCTGACGTACTTTCCGGTGGTGGCGTGCTGAACTGGTTTTGCGTCGGTCATAGGGGTTGTCACGGTATCAGTCTACGAACGAAACTTCCTCTCCGGTGGCTTCGTGTATTGGAGCGATGCCGGTGACACCCTGGAAACGGTTGCAGATGACGTCACAATAAGCAGGGTCTAACTCCACTCCAACACATACGCGTCCAAGTTTGTGCGAAACGATCAAAGTTGTTCCACTTCCCAAGAACGGATCAAGAACCGTGTCTCCTTTGCGACTCATTGTTTTTATTATGTGGCTCATCAAGTCGTCGGGTTTTTGCGTTGGGTGTCCCAACCTTTGACTTCCCATTAGTGTCGAGAATGTCCAAACATCGCTAAGGAGTTCAATATCTGAGGCGTCTTTTTGGCTGTCAAACTCTCGACGGCGGCTGTCAAACTCTCGACGGCGGCTGTCAAACTCTTGACGGCGGCTGTCAAACTCTTGACGGCGGCTGTCAAACTCTTGACGAAGATAACTCCAGGTTGGCATTTCTGTTTTGTTTGCCAGTTTGACAATCTTTGTCCAAGCATCTTCCGTCGGCAAAGTCCACTGTGATCCCCCAAAGTAATGACCGGACATTCCTTGCGTTCCTAGTGCTTCGTCAATCTGGCGATTTGTCAATCCTGCTTTGTCTCTGGCTTCTACCAACATTTCTCGAACATCTGCATAAACATCACGCGCAACGGCGTGATTGACATGATCACGGAATCGAAATAGATCGCCATCAGGGTTACGACATTTCTCAGCAATAATGAATCGCTCGGAAGTTGGAAAGAATCGCCGCATTGAGGATTTGTCCATCTGTCCCAATCTGCCAGGATTGGGCTTTCGCCAGACGATGTGATTCAACACCGCAAACTGTTTTCGCATTTCAATCTCAACGCCTGCGCTCATATCAGGGGAGCAAAATACTCCAACAGTTCCTCGGTCAATCATCAACCTGTCAAACTCAACAAACAATCCTGCCAACCAATCTAGAAATGCTTTGGCATCCGCGCCCCATTGGTCATCCCAATCTGCATCAACAACTCTGAAGTAAGGAGGATCGGTGGCAATCAGTCCTGCCGTTTGATTGGAGAGGGTTGGTAGAACTTTTGTGCTGTCGCCACAGATCAAACGATGTGGGCCAAGTAGCCAAACGTCTCCAAGCTTTGTCACGGGGTCAAGCGGTGGTTCGATCTCTTCAGGCTCTTTGACCTCAGCCATCGGCTCCGGCTTGAACTCGGCAATCAAGTCGTCCAAGTCCTCGCCGGTGAAGCCAGTTCCCGTGAGACCAAACTCACTATGAATCAAAGACTCAAGCAGGTCGGTCAGGATTGCTGGATCGTTCTGTGCTTTGTTTGCGGTCTCGTTGTCGGCCAACATGATGCGAAGCGCCTGATCGTCGTCGATGTCGTGAATGATGACGTCGATCTCCGTGAGTCCGTCAATCTTGCAGGCCTGAACCGTGTGATTACCGGCGATGATGTTCATGGTGGACTTCTGAACCAAGACGGGTCTGAAGTATCCGTGAGCCTCAAGTGATTCAACGATTGCCCCAACGTCTCCCTGGTTTGGATTCAAGGGGTGCTGGTTCAGTTCACCAATTTTGACTCTGGTGAGTTCTAACTTGCCAATCTTCTTCATGTTGTCTCCTGTTCTCCCAAAAACGATAACAGTAGGCTGTACGCGTGGCCAAAGTGATCCATGCCCTCTTTGATCTCGCCAAACACCTGAAAGCCCAATGGGTGCATTGACTCGTTGAGAATGGCTAGGCAACCGTTGAGCGATTGCAGACCGGCGTTGTAGGCGTCAAGCACGATCTCGGCCTGCGTCATCACCAGGATCTTGTCGGGGTTGTTAGTCACCTGAAAGCAGCTCCATGTGATCCTTGGTGCAGGTTTTGTCTCGGCACTTGCCTCTGACGCGTCGAGCCTTCTCAATGGTCAAAGGTGCATACTGCCACGATGAAAGCGTGTATCCGTGCTTCTTGGCCCAGAGTGGGTGAACGGTTACGAAGTGATGGCAGGGTCGGCACAATGAGATGAACAAGGTCGGTTCGAGCCACGCTGTTGATCTCTGAGAGCGGTTGATCAACTCATGAACGTCTTGGATTTGACGCTTGCACCCATCTAGGTTGCCTTCGCAAAATGGGATCTTCTCTGCTTGAATTTTGGTCAGTCGTTGACGTTCGGCAATTTGGCCAGCGCGCTTGACTGATATTTGCCTCATGGAGTCCTGCGACAGATAACACAAGAGACGACGCCGCTCGCGTCAAAGTCCCAGTCGTGTTCGCACTTGAGAATGGGTTCGTGGAGCAGGCCGCAAGATCGACAACGTAGGTCGCCTTGGCCTGCGGCGAAGTGGTCAGTCGCTTTGATGCATCTGGGGCAGTAGTAGTTCACGGTCATCTCCTCCGCTCCAATTCTAACGAAGAATCTCGGTGATGTCGTCCCAATCTCTTGGTCGCCAGATGTACGCTTCTGCGCTTGATGAGAGTTCGTCGATCCACTGGGCCTGATCTTTCGAGATCCTGCCGGTGTCGCTTTTCAACTCGGCAAAGATCAGTCGCTTGGGCCGGTCTGTGAAGTCAGCGCGCACCAAGACGAGGTCGGGGAATCCCTTGGCGTCATAACGCGTCGGGGTTCGGTAGTTACCTCTGGCGTTCATCGCAGCTGCAAAGTGGGCGGCACGGTATCCGAAGAGGTGCGCAAGGTCGACAACTTGCTTCTCAAAGTCTGCTTCGG